ATCAATTGCATGACCAAATTCGTGAATCATATGAGCATATGCCTGTTTAACCGAACCATCTCTACGGAATTTTTTACCTTCATCAATACGACTGTATCGGTCTATCCTAGATTCAAAAGCAGTTGATGTTGAAAACGAATTTGGCAACGGAGTCTTTCTTGTAGCCAAAATTGTTGCACCTGAATAGTAAATTTCTGATGGTATGCTGCCATTGAATTCAATAATTTTTTTGTTAGGCATATATTGAGCATTAGCATAATTGCCATCACGATAGCCGTCGTAACTTAACTCAAACCTTTGTCCACCATTAGGGTAATAGTCAACACCTTTCAAAAAATCACTGACGGCAAAACCATTTAGAGAAAGGTCTTCTGCCGCTTGTGATAGACCATGCAAACTATCTACTAAACCTTTTGCTTTAACACTCGTGACTTTAAGTGCAATACCGTGTTTTTTCTTGAAGTTTTTTTGTATCTCAACAACAGTTGCCCCATACCTTTTGTCTGCCTGTTCTTTTGACAACATATTTGGTAGCCCGTTTTTGTCAAGCCCACCAACAAATTTTTTAACTCCCCTTTTGGCAATTACTAAGCCAGCCCTGTTGATTTTTTCGGGCAACAGTTCTTTTGGTACATAATTCACTACTGCAGTTGGGTGTTCGCCAAACTCATCGTTCACCCAATCGTCAGCAGTTAATTCAAATTCTTTTGCTTTTACCTGTTTACGCTTCACTGCTCGTTTTTTTGGAAGACTTGACCTACTTGAATATAATTTTGCACCAGCAGGGGTAAAAGTAAAACGCCCTAACTCGTCATGGTACGGGTTGAATTTAGAAAGTAGCCATTGACTTAGTTCAAGTTCGTCTGACTTGCCGACCTTGCTCTTTGGCATAATGATGCCTTGTGTACAGCGACAGTTTGGGTGAGTGGCTTGTGGGTGAGAAACAAAACCGTTAGCCGTATTCCAAGAGCCAAAGATATCTGTCTCAACACCATTCATCGGTTCACATATTTCGCAAGTCCGTTCGTCAAGAGCAGTAACCCAAACACGCTTTGCATCTACTGGTAAATAACCATCGGCAACCATTTGTTTCCACATAGCAGTTTGACCCTCGCCAACTGCACGAGCAATTTCTGTTCTTGCAATAGTTTCACTGCGGTATTTCAACAAGCGTTGAGCATAAGCATCAGCCTGTTTCTGTGCCAACTTGGTCTTCACACCACTCTGAACAAGCGTGTCGTAATACCTATCCACTGCATCAGCGTGTTTAGGGATAAGCCCCACATGAGTTCGTATTTTTCTAGCCGCCTGTATGGTGGTCAAGTTTCCTTCAACAGCATCCTGAATAATTTTTCGCAATGTTTCTCTAGTTGACTTATTCAGTGAAGTTGACAGATTTATTGACATGGTGCGAGCAACAGCAACAACTTCAGGGTTAATTACATTGAAACCTAATTCAAATCCAGTGGTTGTTCTCGCAGTTATACGAGCAGACCTACCCATGGCTTTTCTTGCCAAGGCATCTAAACGACTAGAAGTAAAAGTTATATTGGCGAGCCTAGAACTTAAAGAACTTCCTGCTGTAAAAGAACCAGTTTCAATGTCCTTTAGAAGTTTCTTTAGCGCCGCATTGCTCGCATAAGAAGCAATTTCATCAAGAAATTCACGCCTGAAATCCCCTTCAAGTTGTTCAGATATGCGAAGAATCTCTTGCGCTAGTTTGCCACCACGAATTCCCTTTTCAGGCATGGGTTATTCCTCGCTCAATTGCGATGCAATTTTCTCCATTGGCTCTTCTTCAGCCTGCACTTGTTCGCCTTCTGTTTCATTCTTTGGTCGTGCCTGTGCTTGTGGCTCTTGTGCAGTAGCCTCATCACCCTTGGCGCTTTCACGCTTTTCAGGGAGACTTGCCAAACCACGAAGGTAATTTTCAAGATTGTCGTCAGGGAATAGTGGCACTCCAGCGCCAGCAAGTACCTGAATGTAATTACCAAGTTCTCCTAGTGGCGGTGTTTCAATATCGCCAAATTCCATGGTTGGTAAATTCTTAGTGTCAAAACCATTGACTTGAAACAGGCGGAGTATGGCATGTTCGTTAAATGCCGAACGGATAATTTCCAGCCAGCAACGAAGAGATAGGGCAAACAGGTTAGTTTTGTCCGAAGAGAGTGCGTAACTACCATTAGCCGCCTGACCCAGCAAAATGAAGTCTGCCAATACGCTCGTAGCAATTCGTTGGTCATATCGGGTAATGATGGTGTTTGTATCAAACTGGCGTGAACCACCTGCGGAAATGAGTTCAAGGCGGTACATCAAGTTGTTTTTGTCATCGTAAATAGCAGGAAGAATCATTCCCTCCTGTTGGTCACGGCGAATGTTAATGATTGCTTCCTTGTAATCGCCAAAGATTGCTTGCTGAGTGGCAGTAGCATCTGTTCGCATAATTTCAGGGTCAACATACATAACGGGGAAACCAGCAAGGTCACGCTCAATACCGATTGCTTCAATTTCTTCAATTCGCTTTTTGTAATACCATGGTCGGTAGGCGTTACGAAGAATTGAGCGACCTTCAGGGTTGTTCTTGTCTGAAGTTGTACGGAAAAGAAGAGCCTTTTCAATCGGGATAACCCTTAACGAGAAGTCAGGTGGAGAAGACTGCACCATGGCTTGAATTCCACCGTTTTCGTCAAAGTACCATTCTTGACGAGTATCTTGCGCCCGAATAGGTATTTTGCGCCAACCAATCAAACCATCATCGTATTTAGAGCGTGAAGCGCTGTCTTTTGCATCTTGACCACCACGGCGCTTATACACAATTTCGTGATAAGAAAAACCATAGGTGAGCATTGAAAGGATTTCACTAATCAGGTCTTCCCAAGAAGTTGACATATCCATCATGCAGGATTCAACGAACTTAGCCGCCCTAATGTCTTCCAGTGAGGCTGATGCTGGCTGTACACGCCATTTTACTTGCCGAACTAATTTGTCAACTGCGAATAGGATTGCACCTACTACTGGGTCGTTATCTCGCATCTCACGATATGTCTGAATTGCCCGATAGCCCTGCAATTGGGGCAAAAACTCTTCAAGTACATAGCCAATAGAACGGCGAAGCCCAGTAGAACCTGATTCTCTGAATATATTGTTGCTTGCCACCTGCAACCTCCGCAGTAAAGAATAACAGACTATACACGATAAAGCCTAATAAATAGCAAAAGCCCCCACCTTTCGGTGAGGGCGATTACCAATTTCTCTGATAAGAGAGAAAAAATTAACGGCGACGAGCCTTCTTACGCTTGGCTGGAGCCTTAACCGTCTTACGCTTTGCTGCCTTCTTCTTGACAGTCTTACGCTTGGCAGCCTTTTTCTTAGAACTACCACGACCACCCTTTTTGCCACCACGAGTTGGCCCAGTAGAACCACCAGCGCCGTTGATTACTACTTCTTCACTGGAAAGACCAGCGATATTTAGCATGTTGAATTTCATCTCATTCTCCTGTTTGTTCGGATGAAAAAATAGTAGAACAGGACAATGATTAGAGTATATCTAAAGATATGCAGTAATGATTACAACCTGTCAGATTCAGTTGCGTTCTTACGAACTTTTTGTGACAAGTAATAAAGTCTCGTTGGCATACACAAAATGTTTCGCTCTGTACCATGACCGAAAAATGTTTTCATTTCATCGTGCGCTTTAGGATTTGAATATATGAGTAGGTTTTCAGGGTCAGCCGCACGAACCGATTTCAATGTCCATTCTTTATGAACATTCGCTTCTTCTTGCGTTATCCCCTGTCCAGTTCTCGTGCTTCCAATTAAGTTTTGGGTTTGGATTGATGCCCACTTAATGTTCTTTGGTAATGCCTTGCGAGAGATTTCAATGAATTCATCTTCTTCACGAACTTGAAGGTCAGGCATTACACGAACACCAATCTCCTGCATATATCGCCCAATCCATCGGGAACGATACAAAGCCCATAGAGATGCTGGTCTTGGCATATCGTTTGGCGTAAAGTTTGGCGTAATTGCGTACTTAATTTTTGCATGAAGAAGTTTGCTCATGTGGCGTGAAGGGTTATCCCACCATGGTTCAAAGTATTCATCCCAACAGTAGAAAGACAAGACAATTTTGCTGAGGTCTTTCATTCCCGAAGTGCTGTCAATTCCCCAATTGTAAAGCCAGTGACCATCCCAATCTAAGTCTCTAGTGGCACTTCCAGCCCAAGTGTGCAATGGTGTAGGCAATTCTTCAATCATCATGTCGCTTCTGAGCATTGGGATTTCCCAAAAGCCACCGCCATTAAAAATCAGGTCGTCTTTAAGAGTGTAAACGCCCGACAAATCATCAGGCTGACTTTCAATATCGCTTTCTTCCTCTTCATCGTCTTCATCTGTGAAACTGAAGTCGTTTCCACCCGATTCTTTTGAACCACCCATCTCAATAGTTCCAGTCAAAAGTGGGTCGTTTTGCGACAGGGTTCTTTCTCCTGCTTCGTTTGACAAACTGATAACAGAATCTAAATCTTCCATGGTGGCATTTAGGATTGCTTCCATATCCGATGCTGAGTATCCAGTACCATCGGCAGTTCCTAGGTCACGCAGGAGTTCTGCAAGAATTTGACCATCGTAATCGGCAAGGTCGTTTGTTTTGTTGTCGGCAAGAACAATACGCTTTGCCTCTTCATCATTCACATCCACATAAACAACAGCAATTTCTGCCCAGCCAAGAGACTTAGCCGCTTGCCAAGTGTGATTACCAGCAAGGATTTTCTTGGTTGATTCTTGAACAACAATTGGTCGGTATTGCTTGTTGATTTCAAGCGACTCCGCAATTGCCTTCACATTGCCTTTTCGTGGGTTTTTGTCGTACCCTTTTAGTTCGCCAACTGGAACTAAAACTGTCTCACCAGCAATAATCGTCTGATTCTTCTTCGCCATTTTCTTCTCCTTTAAGAATTATTCTTGCCGTTCTTCTTTCAATTTCGGTCATGCCACCAGCAATACCTTTGAGTAAGTTGGTTTCAATTGACCAAATTCTGCAATGTTCAATCACTGGACATTCTGCACAAATAGCCTTACATTCACGCACAACTCTAACACGGTTACAGCCACTTGCATGATTTAAGCACCTTACGCTACAGCGATGCCTAAAAAACTGAGTTGTCTTACCACTACAAAGCGCCAGTTTCCGCCATTTGTGATTCAAGAAATTGTCTTCCGTAGAGGGCAATGCAGGTAGCGTCATAGACATCTTGATTTCCTGATGCCGAGCAGTAGAGAGAGTTCCATCCAAGTCGTAGGTATTCTGCGACCTGTCCTTTGTCTGCATTTCCTCTACCCACGACTGCTTTTTTCCAACTGGAGACATTGACTGGGTATGTCTTACATTTCCTCTCATACAACACGCCCTGTACTGCACCTGATGTAAAGCACTGAACAGTTGTAGAAGTGAATCCACCACGACCTAAAATTGGGAGTTCGTAAAAAGCATGAATTGTTATTTCGTTTCCAGCCCACTGATGTAACTCGCCAATCGTCTTGATGGTTAATTCCCTAGCGTTATGGCAGGCTTCAGGCCCGCTTTTACCAAGGTTCTTACTCACTGTAACACGATATTCGTTGCCATAGAGGGCTACGAAGGCAATATGTGTGGATGCAGGGTCAATACCCAGTATCAGCGTGGATTTCTTTGAGTGTGCGTGGCGCCGATTTTTTTGAGTTGAACTAACCATGGTTCATAGAATAGTCCAGTTGGGCTTTAGTTACTCGCCTACTGCCTAATTCTATGCACCGCAAAGCCAATTCGGTAAACGAACGCAACTCGCCAGTACGAAACTTGTAGTACTTACTGCCTTTTAGAACTGTTCCGTCTGATTCTGCTCTTTGCAAAAGAATCGTTAGTTCCATCGCCCGACTATAGACAGCGTTTGAGTATTCCATAAGCGTCATTTCATCGTTGTCAATTGGTGGGGTTTCCCTACCCATAAGAACTTCAACATACTCGTCTAGTTCTTGCCGTAAATCAGGCAACGATGGAATACCACTATTTAATCTGAATGAGCGTAGCGATATCTGACGGCTTGTTGCACCCGTGGCAGATTTTGGCATACGCACATGAGTTATAGGTCGTACCTGTTTTATTTTCACAGTCTTCTAGCCTTTCAGGGAGATAGTCATTGTCAATTGCATCATTCAAACTTTCAAGTATGGTTTCAATTTCTTCAATTATCTTTGGGTCTTTCGGTACTACTACTTCAACCCACTGTTGAGTTGACTTACATTCGTAAACAACTATTGCTTCTTTCAATCCACTACCAAGTAAATAAGCATGAACTTGCTTGATGTGTGCAGGCATAACACCCTTGCTTTGAACTCCTTTGAACTGACTTGTTCCCTTCAATTCAAACATCCAGCCTTCATCAGAGTTAACACCATCCATTGAACCCTGCAAGCGCAACTTTGGAACATCCACTGCAACTTCAATATCAGTCAAGATTCCTGCTTCCAGCAACATGATTTGCCAACGGAGATGTCTGAAGTGACCATCGTTAAATATGTTTTGAAGTTGTGCATCAAATGTTCTAGTTGTCGGTGCATCGTAATAGCCATACACCTGCGCTCTTTGGCACTGGTATAACTGCGATGGATGAAATGCACCTGCCCTAGATTTTTTTATTTCGGGCTTCAAGATTTGCATAACTCTTTTTTCTACAATGTCACTTTGAATATGCACACCATCGTGGTTCATCAACCACCTTTGGATTTTGGGAGTGATACGGCTGTTCATGTTGACCATACGAACTATGTTTTTTAGACTCATCTTTTTCCTTTGGTTATTGTCATGGTTACGGTTAAATCTGCATCCGTGAAATACACGACAAATAGTGGTTCTTTCAACTCCATGTTTGCCCTTTTGTATAAGGCAAGAACTTCAGAACCTTTGAGTGTGTATGTTTTGTTTGCATCCTTGATTTCATAAAGTGTATCTGCATCTGAAGCATCGTGCTTGATTCTTAATGCTCCCGATGCAGGATGAACCTTTGCACCTCTTACCTTCGCTATTTGCTTTTCGGTCTGCCTGCCTTTTTCTTGACGGGTTCTTGGCTTCCAAGGGGTATCGGTAGAAGAACTGCTTTTATCTTCTCCTGCGCTTCCTGATTCCCTGCCAACCAACCACGGAACTTCTCCAGCCCCACTATCTTTTCGTCTTCCTCTACCCACCATGACCTACCTTCGTGACTAATTATTCCACTGTTTAATCCGTTTGCAATCATGTAGCCAATCTCATCTACACGACCTGTAGTTAGGTCAAAAGTAAAAAGCGATTCCTTTGATGGTGCAGACAACTTACTTTTTTCTAGTGTTGCTCTTATCTTGATTCCAAGAACTGAATTCAACTTCGCTTTGTGACCTTCATCGTCAAAACCATCCTGAGTGTCTTTAACTTTGCCAGCCTTACGCAAAGCAACACGGTATGAGGCGTAATATGGCAATGCTTTTCCACCCGAAACTACTTCGGGGTCGCCAAATACAACGCCAACACTCATTCTTGTTTGATTGATAAAGATTATTGCAGTGTTGTCATTGCAGGCAGTT